ACCTTCTGCGCAATCTACCATCATAGACTTGCCGTCCCCATTTTTGTGTAAGCGAGATACGAGCTAAACAAGTATCCATGATTCAAGATATTATCAACCGTAATGAAGAACCTTTGGTGTTGCCGCCACCAAAGGATTACCTTAAGGCATGTGAAGTTGAGGATAGCGCCTCAGCAAAACAACAACCCGGATCTTTGATTGCAACATCCGATGAATATGACCCGTACTCTTGTGGGTCCGATTGCAATTACCTCGATTGCTCCTTCCGTCGGGAGCGTCTGAGGTCACTCTCAGAGGCATCTGAGGAAAGCCTGGAATCAGACTATGATTTTCGTGACTACCGTAACCTCCCAGGCGGAATTGTTGACATTGGGACCGCTACAATCCTCCCTCGAAGTGAACATTTCCTCTTCACCAAGTCCCCAGGAACTTACAGCATCCACTGTGGTTCCCGAGTTTGTTGGCGAGCTATTGGTAACACCCAATCTTCTGAACAGGCCCATATCCGTGAACTGTTTCAGGGTTTTGTCACTGTTCGCGACTGCCCTTGTCGCTATAGTAGCCCTGCTCACTTTCTTACGGACGAGTGTTCATTAGAGGTTGTTCCACTCTTGGTTGGCGGTAACTTCTTGTCATCTTTGAACATTTTTGCCAAAACTGCTCTTAATACCATTGCTAGTTTGGACCAGAGATCTGCCAATGCTGCAACTCCAGTTCTTCAGACACTTACAAATCTAGGTGTCAACCATGAAGTTGGTAAACTTAACGGTGCTCTTAAGCATACTGCAAGTACCTTGTCTCGTCAAGCACTTGGAATTAATGCCGAAGCTCTCTCATCGGGTTTTCGTAACTCTGTTGAGTCCTTCCTAACAGATGGTGAGCATGCTTATTCAGTTGCTAAACAAGTGACCTATAAGTGGCTCGAGAACGTTCAGCGTCTGTACCCAGAGTGGCATATTCGAGTTATTGACCAGCATGGGTCCTCTGATTTTACCACACATCGCACTGATCATACTGTCTTTCCTCCTAATAAGACGTTCACAAACGCACTTATCCACGTTACACCTATTGGTCGTGGTGGTCGCAAGTCTGGCCCCTCAATGAAAGGAATGCCAGCCGAACAGAAAAAGAAGGTTAAGGAGGCTAAGAAGAAAAACAATGCTGTTGTGGTTAATGTCAATGAGGCTCCTCGTCCTCGTAAGGGCAAGGCCAAAGGGAAGAAAAATTCTAGTGGACCTAAGTCGTCATATGATTGGGCCATTATTAACCCTTTTAACAAGCTAGCCCTGGGCTGTCGAATCCCGGATTTTTACCCCTGCAATACTGCCACATTTAAATTGTTGGCTAATGTGGTTCTCATATCGCGAGCTGATGGTACATTTGGAGTTATTCTTAAGTCTAACCCCTTGATTTCCATGTTCGACACGGCCATGTTTAATGGCAGTACTACAAGTGTTGGCACAACTTCTATGACCCAGTTCACCCCGAATAACCAAAAATTTTCAGGGGCCACAACACTTACTGCTTTGACCAGCACCCTCAAGAATGTGCGTGTTGTTGCTTGGTCTGTTGAAATCCAAAACAAGATCCCTCTCCTCACTAGGACAGGCACATTGTATTTGGCTCCGGTACCATGCATCCCCTCAGCTGTGGGTCCGTTTATGCTTGGTGGTGCTGGATTGACAGATACGAATGCTGCAAACCGTATGTGTGACGGCGTTCCTGTTGCACAGGCTGCCTCAGGTGCCATATTAGAGTTGCCAGGTTCCCGAAAGATTACATCAGACACTTTTACCAACAAGATTATTCGTCTTGTTTCTAAACCTACAAGTCCTGCTGCATTTAATTTTTCAGATGTGGAACAGTCCAACCAATGGTCACCAGGTTTTAATCAGGGTTCTGACATATTGATAAATTCAGTCGGCGCTGTCGTAGCCAATGATAGCCGTGGTACTGATGATCTTGGTGTTGGAATGACTGATTTTATCCTTTATGGTGACGGTTTTCCTGCAGCAGTTAACTGCCTAGATCTCTCGATCATATATCATGTTGAAGGTGTACCTCTTATTGGAACTATCGGCACGTCACTTGTACCCACTGGGATTAACCTTTTTAAGACTTCTGAGTCTACAGAGTCTATTATGAAGAAGCATAATGCTGTTAACTGGAGTGCGATTGTTGATGCTGAATCTGATAGTGCCCTCGTTATTCGTAAGGGTCCCATTCCTGCGGATTTTCGTTAGGCTTTTGTATATTTGTCGTCTTGTATATACGAAAATTATGGTTATACTTCCAGATTAAAAAATTATTATTTTTGTATGATTTTGTAAATATTGTAAATCCTATATTCTTTTCTTACTTTCATTCTATTCCCCAATTTTTTACATTTATTGTTATATTGCTCTGTTCGTTCACCATTCAGGATTCTTTGATTTCTATGTATTTTTTCTTATTCCTTGCTATGGTCTATGTATATTTGCACATTTCTCTTATTGTAAATAATGTATATTATTGTATATTAGTTTCATTATCTTTATCTTTTATTTTCTTTACTGTGACTCCGCAGATTAACGGAGCGCAAGGTGAGGCCACAAATACTGATGATACAATGGCTATGGGTCGCACTAATGGTGTGGCCCAAGCCCTTCGTCAGCTAGATGGCGTTAACCTCAATCCTGGGCAGAAAAACCAACCATCACATAAGAAGAAAGATGGTGGCCAGAATTTCGCCCAGCAACGCATAGCACAGAAAAAGGGTACTGATAAACCAGTCCAGGCCCCATCTGAGGATTTCTTTATCCAGGTTGAGTCTGCTTACCCTGGTGTGTACTTAGGTCCAGATGGTGTGGATATTGTCCCTCACTATCCTGTTGTGAAACCTGGTGCTATGGTAAAAAATGTCCGGAAAGTTCTAGATGGCTATTTCATATGTAACGAGGACACTAAACAAACTGTTCTCGCCGTAGACTTTATCTTTGCAACCCAGATCCCACAGTATGTTGAGGATGGGTTCGTCTTCGAACCTAAGGTTTATCCGTATGTATTTATGCCTCTGGTTACTACCATTCGCACCTCTGTTTCACCTTCTAGCTACAGCGAGCATTTACATAATAATGTCTTAGCTATAGCCCAGCGTAAGTACCCTAAGCTTCCAACATTCCTATCTCAGTCAAGTGTCGAGTATATTGTCTCTGATGTGCACTTTCGCGAGTCACAACAGAAGCGCTATCGCTTTGACTATGTCAATCGAACACAGAACGGTGAAGGTTTAGTTGATAGTGTACGTAATTACGCTGGACTGGTTCAGAATGGCCTTCCTTGGGCTATTCCATCAGTTGAGTGCACCATGCCACTAACATGGACTCCCCGTGCCGATGTTAAGTTCTCAGGGGATGGTTATCGACTTGATCAAGAAGGTCGACCTGTCTTCAATACTATAATTAACGACGCACGGAAAGCCCGCTTCAGACGAACTGCATTACTGTCTTTTGAAGGTGATACACCATTTGTCCAGTACGAATCGTCATCATCAAATATGACACATGCGCTCAAGCGGATTTGTTCTGTCCGTACGGATCAGGAAACTGAAGATACATTGCGTATGACCCAGAATCTTCTAGGTCTCTCAGTTGCCCGTGAATGTATGGAAGACACACCTGCCTATGACCTTAATTGGTTGGCCCGTTTTAATGATACAACAGGTTTCCGCCCTCAAGCCCAGACTTACGATCGTTATGATACTGCACACCTTCGTGGTGTGCACTCCTTTGTTGCACTTGCTATGAAGCGAGTTATTGACCTCTGCCATCGGACAACGATCCAGGCTCTTGTCGATACTTATCGTACGAATTGTCACTGGGCCTATTATAAGGGTTTTGACGCTTTTCTCACCACAATGGAACCATTTCTCTCACGTGAATTTTGTGCTAATATCCCCCACGTTAAGCGAGCTCTACGCATTGCTTATGTTCGGGGTGCAAAAACTCATGATACGGAGAATGTTATGGTGAATCGTCTCAATGCCTGTGTGAAGAACGAACTAGCTAAGTCTGGCAAGGTACCACGGCTTTTTGTCTCCTATGATGCAGGATGTATGTATGCTAATGAGCTCCCAGAGTTTGTGAAGGTCGCTATAAACGGCCAGCATACTTTCTCCCGCAATGGCTGTGCACTAGTCGTATGGGCTTTCTCGAAGCCTAAACCTGCCGACATCCAGCCTTTGTTTGATCAACTCATATCCACGGTTGGGTGTACCAATGTAATGTTGGCCGCCCTTTACTCTGATGATGCCTGTTATTCAGGCTCTATTCATAGCCGTCGGTTTGCACTCAATGCAGATATTGTCTCCAATGATTCGTCCAACACTTATGGGACCTTTCTTATGGCGTATCTAGCTATGTGTGGACTTGATCCATCATTGGCCCTTGGTCTAGTCAAGCAATGTTGTCAACCACTTTTGCTACAAAATGGCTTTAATTCTATGGAGTACCTTCGTGTCACCCTTGACGGTCCCTTTGAAGGGTCAGGAACCGTTTTGACGGTGATCTTAAACTTCATGATTGCCATTTCAGCTGCATTGTCCTTTTTCTACTATCTTACTGAAGACCCTTATTTAACCGTGGCCCAAGCACTTAATGCTGGCTACGCTGCCGTCGGCCATCATGCAACACAGTCATCTTGCATGGTTGATGGTGCACTCATTCCTGAGCGCTTCCAGTTTCTGAAACGCTCACCTTTTATGTGTACCGACGGCAAGTATCACCATGCCCTAAACTATGGATCAATTTTCCGTGGCTTGGGCCAGTTTGACCGGGATATGACACCTGACATGCTTGCGATGTCAAAAGATACCTTTAATGCGACAAGCTGGGCTGCACGCACACTGTACTATGTCTCTGGGATAGTCCGAGGTTTTGTACATGAGCCGTCTAGTATTGTTTTTGATGCATTGAGGAGCTGTTACAACGATGCCCGAAAGGAGGAATCATGGTTCTCCGTTGTAACAGGACCGGCTGAAGATTATAGCCAATTACGAGTCTGCACATCTTCCATATGCGCCCGCTATGGATGCACAGATAGTGACCTGCATGAGCTTGTGGAGCATATCCACGCCAGCAGATGTGGCTCGTCATCAGTGACTCGCGCCTGTACGCGATTCTTTGATGTGGACTATGATCTCAAGTGGAGTGGGAAAGTGAGTGAATACTCCATCCCTGGGTTTGGATCAGATTCCTATCTGACTGATCAGCCAGAAACCACAGTGCTCTAGCCAGGCACACAACAGGGCTACGG